AGTCGTCATCAACTTGTTGTAGGTCACTTATTTTTTCAGCTATTCCATTGAATGTATAAGTCATCTCATCTCCAGTAAACATGTATGTATCAACACCATCTTTCTTAATTGCTCCAACTTCCATTGCTTGTAATACGAACAATTTACTCTTGAATAAATTACCATTAACTATTGACATGAATTTCTCACGACCTTCTTTTGTTGCAGCTATTGTATTAAAATCCTGCATCAATGTTTGTTTCTTTACATCAATTGGAATCTTCTGAGAAGAACCTATTGATGAATAATATACCATTAATACCTTACGTAGTTTTGGAACATCATCCCCAATCTTACCAAGATACATCCATAATTCCTGTTGGGAATCAAATGTCTTCTCAGCTTCTTCATTAAGTTTGGATTCATCAATTAATGCCCATCTATATTCAACCCTATTTAACCTCTCTTCCCAGCTTGGGGCTACAGATGCATTCTTTTCTACTATCCTACATCTAAGATTATCCATTGGATCTTTCATATTGAACTTATATCCAATATATAATAATGATGGATCTTTAACTACTGATACCGTTAATTTTTCAAAATAATTACCAGGTTTTGATTCATTCAAATCTAATCCCAATGTATCTTCAAAGAACTTTCTTTCTGAATCATTTTTAAATACCCTAACCAAATCACCTCTTTCATTCCTTGGTAAACAGAATCCTGTTGTAGCACCATCCATCATAAAATATGCAATGTGCTTTGGGTCATTTACCATCTTTCCACCTCTTGGTGAGGGTTTAAGACATACTACTTTTTCATCTAAATATCCTGCTTTTAAAGCTTCTTCTGTGGTCATAAAATATTGTTACTTTGTTTTCTTCTATTGTTGTTTTTAAAATAAAGGAAGGGGACGGTCAAATCCCCCTCCAGTAATTATATCTATCGTAATACGTTAGGTAGAACCCTACCAGTACGTTTGACGTTGCGGATCATAATACCTAGCCATGCTGCTTTGTAAACAGAATAACCGTCTTTAGGACTAGAAGTCATTGTTGGGCTTCCATTGTCTCCAGCATATCCCATACCACCAGGGGTAAATGGATCACGTAGACCAGGAATATAACGATGTACTTCATGGATACCTTTAAGAGCTACACGTTGAATGTTTGGCTCACCATTGGTGGTTCCAAAATCCCAGATGTCATAAGTGTAAGAACTAGCAAGACCTTCTTTATACTTCAAGGTATTAAGAACTGGACTATCTTTCATAGGATCAATAATCACATGGAACTTAATTCCGTTTACAAAAGTATAACTGGTAATCTGTGCTTCATCCAAACCAGTTCCACCATTAACAAAGTTATGGTCAGAACGTAACCAACTAATGTTGGAAGCTGTTCCTTGAGCTGCTTTATGGAATTCTAATGCACCCCATTCTCCAGTTGACAATACGAAATCACGTTTATCTTCCTTAATTTTACCAACAGATAACTGCATAGCAAAACTTGAAAGCATCTCCAAACTAAATGTGTTATAAAACATCAAGTTGCCAGATTCCATTTGCTCATATAGACCAAATCCTGAACGTACAGTATTTCCACTTTCACCTTTATGTCCAAAAGAACCATCAGGCATCTTGTTAGATTTACCATACATCAATAAACGAGCTTTATCTCTACGGAATTGTTTGTAGAAATCCCATCCCAATTTATCAATCCAACGGGTATATACTTTACCATCATCACCCATGAACTGCATTCCCATTGCTGGGTTTTGCGCTCCAATCATGTTTCCAGGTACGTCATAATTCTTACGAATCATAGACAAAGTATTCTCCATCTCAAAGTGAGAAGCATGGTGAACACCATTTCCACGTTCTGAAAGTTCTTGCTCAGTTTGACCAAACAATTCTTTCCAACGGGTATCAACGGCTAATTCATCATAAGGGATGAAGGCTGCATCATCAGCGGTAAAGTTTTGAACTTTATAACGCCACAATGTACCATCTTGTACAGGATCTTCAATAACTGCAACTTGATAAACTTCTGGATTCTCTCCAGCCAAGTGGGTAGTTACTTCAAAATACCTTTCTGGGAACCACATGAAGAATACTCCACGGGCTAAACCTGCTTTTTCAGTAGCTGCTACTTGAGAACCACTTGAAGTAAGAGATGCTTTAGCTAAAGGAATATTTCTTTCCTCAGCTCCCATTAAACGCCAACGGTATGGTTCATCAGCTTCCAGTTCTTTAACTGGGAACTTATTAACAAAGGATACCAAGTTGTCGTCACCATAATTAACCTCATATATCTTCTCCAAAGTTTTGTCGATATATATAGGAGATTTTCCATAAGCCCACGCAAGGTGCTGCTCACGAGTCAAACCAGACCAATATTTAGGGTCTAGTATCTGTAAAGGCGTGATACGATTATTACTCATTTTATATTAAATTTAAAATCTTTTTACATTCCCAAAATAGCATCAAGTGGGTCTTTTGCCCCATCTCTTGTGCTAAATGATCTTTCTGCTGAACCCTTATATGACCTAGCCCCATTGTCTTGCAAGAATTGTTGTAATCCAGATGTTACTTTGGTTTCAGCATTCTTTACAAACTTATCCAATGGCTTATCATCAAAGAATCCAATTGCGTCTAAGTAAGCTATCTTAGAGTCAAACGCTACTGGATTGGATTCACGCTTTGCCCACAATTGACTTGTAACTACACCGTTTTCTAATTTAACTGGAGTGGTAAGTGTTTTTAACATCTTGTCTTTAACAACTTTTGTTACCTTATCCCCTTTAAAATATTCCTCGGTTTTATCAATGGTAGTCTTCAAATCATTTAATTGTTTAGCTTGGGCTGCTTTGATTTGTGCATCACGTTGTTTAGCTTGTTCAACTTGTGCTGTTTTTTCTTTAGTTACATAAGAACTTACATTAGCTAAAGCGTCTTCAACTTCTTCCAAATCAGAACCTTCATCATACATCTTATCTACATACTTCTGAATCTTATCATCAGTCCATTTTGTAGTTAATCTGTAGTTTAATGTTAGCAGGTCTTTTCTAGCCTGTACTGCGTCATCAGATTCAGCCTTTAAGTCAACCTGCTTCACCGCATTCAAGAAGTTTTCAACTCCAAGTATACCTGCGGCTTCTTGTTTTGGTACACCACCTTGAACCATTTCAAGATAGTCTTGATATTCTTTATCATAAGATTCCTTTAATTGAAGATTGCTTTCGTCAATCTGCTTCTTAATCATATAAGATATAGCAGCAGCATCACCTTCTTCCTTAGAAATCTTAATTATTTCAGCTTCATCAAATGTAGATAAGACCCCTCCCCCCATCAAGTCTTGACCTAAAACAACAGAAAACAAAGAAGAATCTTTCTTATCTTTAATATTATCAGGGGGAAGGGAATCTTTATCTAAAATTTCTTGTCCTGAAGATTCATCTGGTTTTTTTAATTCTGTGTTGTTGTGTTCAAGAATGTTATCGTTAAATAAATTTAATTCTTCTATCGGTGATTCATTCTTCTTTGGTGTTTTATCAGCTATTAGTTCATCTCCATTAGGTATCTGAGCATTGTCATCTACTTCAAGAAATGACGGATTAAACACCAGCTCTTCTTGTTTTACTGGTTCTGTCATTTTATATTTGTTTTAGGTGTGTTAAAAATAGTCTATATTAAATATGTTTCAAAGCGTTTTACTTAAAAATAATCATTTGTAATAACTATTTCGTTGAAACAGTTTTCTTCTGTATTCGTGAAATTTCCTCTTTACTTTTGTTAGACCTCTCAGTTTCACGTAGTTGTCTTTCCTTGAGTTCTAAGTCTTTAATTATCTTCTCACGTTGCAGATTTAACTTTTCAACCTCAAGTGTATTATCTTCTCCACCAAGCTTCAATAATTCAATCTGCATCTTGGTATTATCAGACATCTCTTGTAACAATCTCTCATGTTCCATCTGAGCTACAATCTGCCGTTGTTGCATCTCCATACCCTGTTGTTGCAATTGATTCTGTTTTTCTTCAGATTGAGCCATTCTTTCATTCTTCTCTTCCTCATACTGCTCCATTTTACGTTTAAGTGAAGCTGGGTCTTTGGTCATGAATATATCAATAATTGCACTCATTGTACCATCATTCTGCATAAATGGTTGGGCCAATTGCTTAATATCATTCATCATATTAGTTACGTCAGAAGATGTCGTAGTAGCTATACCATATACACCTTGTCTGAATTTTTCACCATCAAAGTCTAATATTGATTTAGTACCATCATCTAATACAAAAGTCCTTTTTTCCTTTTTATCCTTCCATGCAATAGTAGCAGTTCCAACCAATACCCGCAAACATCTTAATCTAAAGTTATCATGTAGACCAAAATACTTTTCAGTATTATTAGATGATTGCATTACAGACCTCTCTACACCACCAACCGTTTCCCTATTATCAATAGAACCCTTACGTTGTGGAGTAACTCCAGATATATCACCAATCCTTTGTTCAAGGAATGCCAACATCTGCATATTCATCTGGATAAGATTTGCATCTCCAATCTGAATACCAGAACCTTGATTATATCCAATACCACCAGCTAATTTACCAGTTGCTGCACCTTCTTGACCTTCATTGAATGGATCTTCTATAAGCATACCAAACTGTTGCATATAGTACATCACCTTGTCCATAGACCAGTTATCTGGTTTCATAGCAAGGTTAAACTTAGCTATATGTCCTTGGTATTTTAAGAAGTCCTGTTGTAGTCTATACATGAAGAAATTATAAAGCAATTGATATGGCTTCATATAGCCCATCAGTGATTTAGCTTTACTTGAATTTGTATTTAGGATATTGCCAACAACTCCTGGATGGCATAATGATGGATTGTCTGGGTCTCTAAACTGTATAGGTCTTGGGCCATACTTAACATATATATCCCTACCTATCTTAGTACCCTCATTCCACTCTGATATATATTCCCATTTAATCTTTTCACCAGCTTCAGTATCTGGTTTATATTTTTCATCAACAAGCTTCTGTTGGTCTTTACCCTCGTTGTCTTTATATTTTAATATACCAATCTTACGCTGCCCCTTCCAAAGCACTCTAGTTACACGCATATTACCCTGTTCATCAAAGTCCTTATTAAAGGCTTTAACACCACCAAGTCCACCATACATCACTTTATCCATACCAAGGTATTCAACAGCCTCATTGATGTTGTATCTATCGTTTAAAAGCTGCCCTGCTGGGAAGAATTTAGACCCTGCTGTTTGTGTGGTATATACTTCCTCTAAATACGCTTTGTCTTTACTAGAAAGATATTCATGGTAATTGTCAATTATTTCACCAATTGGTCTAAACCTTGAAATACAAATCCAGTCTGAATCTTCTATCCTATAAGAATCCCCACTTCTGAATGTATATACATCAAGAGGATTTATACGCTCCATTACAAGATTACCACCAAGTATATCAATGCTTACAATCTCTTCACCCTGTATTAATAAATCCTCAAAGCACTTACTCCAATCCTCACGTATCTCGGTAGCATTTAAAAAGTATTGGATAACCTGATTAGCCATCCTGCTGTAAGAATCTTGGAATGTAAACTTTCTGTATTTGTTTAATCCATCAATAGCCTTCTTCTGCTCTTCCTCAGTAAATTGTGGGTCTAACACAGACCTGTTAACAATTTCCTTAAACTTAGTATCCAGCAATTCTTGGTCTGAATTTGTTATATCGCTATTAATGACATAAGCGGATGGATTAAACAACCGCTTACGCTCTTCACCAAATAACAGATTCAATACACTATTGGCTACTGGATAATTTCGATATGTGTCTGGGAATTTACCAGATAGGTTATATGGGTTGATAACAGATTCTATCTCTTTAGGATCTACTACGTCATTGAACAGGTTAATGTTTGACATCCTATCAAAACGGTTGGATCTAAGTCCAGAATCCTTCTCATATTGTACTATTGAAACCCCAGCTTCTATATTGTCTTTATACCATTCAAGTTGCGCTAGCATTAAGTTTCTGTCACCTTGCCACACACCCGCTTTGATGAGTGCCTCAACTGACCTTCTATTTATATTATACCACACCTCGTCCCGGTTGTCAATAGGCAAAATGACCGTTTCTCCGAACCCTTTCAAAGCCTTCAAACCGACAATAACACCATCCTCAGTAGGTGTCCACTTGTAATAATCGAGCCTTGGGCGTAAGATCTGAATACCATCCTTCATCATCTCTATTGTATAGTCGGAAACTTCGTCTCTGTCTGCGAAATTTAATGTTGCAGCGAAGAATTCTTGTGGGTGATAATATTTAAGGTACGCCGTGATATACGCCGTATATCCGTACGCAGCGGCGTGTCCTTTATTGAATCCGTATCTGGCAAATGTTTTGATATGATCCCAGATATGATTCGCTTCTTCCTCTGTATACCCATTTGCTATAGCTCTTTTGATAAACTCTATTCCTTTGGATTGCACTAGTTCTAATTCTTTTCTACCCATAACGCGACGTACCATATCCGCTTCACCCATAGTATA